GCAGCATGAGCAGCTACAGCTCCAGACATTTGTATTTACAATTTATAAAAGAAAATAATTTTAAATTTAATACGTAGTTAAAATTATTTAATTCTAATAATTTATTTAATTTAATTAATTATTTATGCAGAAAATGAAATAGTACCACCCACTGTACTCTGAACCTGAGTTCCGCAGCAAGTTATGTTTACATTTGTAATACCTTTATCTCCGCCCTCTGTATAAGGAGCAACGGTGAACCCCGTTGCAAAATCAAGTATTAACTTTTTGTTATTTAGACGTGAAAATGGAATTCCGGCAGTACTAAAAGCGGAACCGGCTAACTTTAGCACGTAAATATTTTTAGACGCGACACTTGTCAACTCAAAAAGTTCTAGTTTATTAGTCGCAAGACAAGATCCTGGAATAGCTCCAGTTCTGTCATTTCCTAATACTAATTCAGCAGACTTCAACCACCCAATTGCAACGCCTAAATCAGTGTTTGCCATGACGCCACTCACTTTGGGAGACCATGTAGTACCGGCAGCGCCGCTCGGCTTATTTACTGAAATTCCCGAAGACTTAAATAAGTTATTATTTAAAGTTAATAGTATATGAGATACGTTTATATTAATAGAGCTCAAATCGATTGTGAAAGGCGCCGACGGCGCCGATTCTATAGCCGCTACAATAGACTGAGAAGTATTAACTGGTCTGTTTACTATATTCTTGGTTATAAAATTTTTTTCAGTAGAAGTCATAGCATGACTAACAACGCATACACCCGTTGTTATACTAGCTGGGTATCCCGCCGCCAGGTGTTGCGTTGTCGCACCGCTAAGTGAGTTGTAATAGACTTTCATTGTTAAACTGTTTGTTATGGCACCCGCTTGTAAAAAAGATCTATTTACACCAGTAGACCTTCCAGTAAACGGTATAGAAAGAGAAAAATCTATATTTTCGCCGATAGGGTACAAGCGCTCGGCTCCAGTCGAAGTGCTGAGAGGTTGCAATGTATTTATATTTAATGCTGATCCATACTCTGTTAAGTTTCTAGAGTAAATATCCCCAGGTAGAATAGTCTGAACGACTAAATTACCTACTTTAATTTCTATTTTCTTTATAATATCTAAAAGAAATGTTGAAGATACCCCTGACGCATCCGAGCCTAAACTCATTTGAAGATTTATTTCGCTTATAGCATCTACATCACTTGGTAGTATAAAAACTTCGCTCGGACTTGCAGCTTTGAGGGTAGCGATGTCAATACCCCCAGAAATAAAACTCATTCCAGAACCATTAATGTATTCAGTTGTACACTTAGTAAGAAACTCGGATTCAATTAGTTTTGTTTCATCTGCTTCATTGGCTCTGCATACAGACTGGGATCCTGATGAATTAAAAGTTTTAATAGCAACACTATCTATGCCCATTTTATTTACTTTTATATATACATTTTATTTTTATTTTTAAAACTAATTATTGTTTCGTTTAAAAAGTTACAATTAAATGATTTTATTTATTAAATATGGCGCAGTTTGAATGTTCTTTAAATGATCTCAATGATAAACGAGAAGAAATAACAAAAGAAATTGATAAAGGTTCCGAAAGTATCTTATCAAGGGGCAAACAAAAAGAAAATCCATCTGTAGATTTAGATGTAAATAGTTCCATCTTTGCTAAGATATCAGAGGAGAAGAATGTAAGAATTATTTTACTTGTAATTATAGCCTATCTTATAACTGGCTCGGATCAGTTTACTGAACTTTTAGGAAATTCGTTTCCGTATTTGGTAGAATCCGGTGTTACAAACTTAAGTGGAAAAGTCATAGTTGCAATATTAATAGGACTTTCGGTAGTATTATTTACTTCTTTTTTCCAGGTCCCATAAAGGCGTCTTTTCCTGTTATATTATTTTCAAGTATTTCCAATAATCCAGGAAGGCTAAAATCTTGAGGTTTTTTAATTTCTTTACTTTTCGGTTTTTTCCAATTCAGGGCACTCTCAAGAGAGGTTGTAATTGGTACACAAGTACTTTGAAATTCCCTACACGGGCCATGAATACCATGATTTTCTGACATACATTTTTGACAAAGTCCGCTTGGACTGAGTTTAAAATAAATGTGATTATTACTATGAAAGTCTTGTTTATTTTGACAATACTTAGATTTTGAGTTTATTAGATACATACATTTATCTTTTACTTGTGAAATAGCACGGATGTCCTCTACTCGATACCCAACCGCATGAAGTTTAAAAAATTTTTCAATAGCTTTATACTCTTGTGAATTTCTAGAAAGAGTTATAAGATTTCCACATTTACTTTCAGTATTTTCTTCTATTTCTACGTATTCTACAAGGCCTCGTGCTTCTGTTATACTTTTATAGTCGCTTCTTATGCTAGTATTCTTAACCAATTGATATGTATCTTTATTATATAGATCAAATAAAGCTTCATCTCTTTTGTCCCCCGTGTATACATCTTTCAGTACATAAATTCTTTCTTCATAATTTTTATTACCATCTGATATAGTACATTTATCTGAACCAACGAGTCTAAGACCATTATTTTCATAAACACATCGATCTATTATTTTTTCCCAAGAGTCGTAATGTTTCTCATTTTTTCCAAAAACATTCGTCAAATTTACTATAAGATTTTTACGAATAGCCAATGACGTAGCCTTGTCTACTATGATATCTGGCCAATGCAAATGGAATCCTTGTTTAAAATACATAGTTCCGTTTTTACTTATTTCCTTATTTTTATCGGCGCCGGTTACTATACAAACTAAAGAATTATTTTTATACAAATTACTCAATGTGTTTTGTATAAGAATTACATAATCATCTAGGTTTATGATTTCTTCAGAAAGTATATCAAAGTCTATAAAAAACTTAAAAAATTCAGTTTTTCTTTCTACTATACAATTTTTATATTTTATGTATTTACTGTACATAATCTGAAATGTTTCGTGGTCTTCTGATATATCTAGTTTTCCTCCATCAAACATAAAATGAGTTATAGTTTGTTTGTTAGAATCTGTTACCATTTTTCCAGTTGACTTTAGCCAAATATTTAATGGATGATCCATTTTATAATTATAAATAAATTATTTCTCTAAATTATTAGGGTTTAAATTTAATTGTAACACTACATTTATTAGTATATATACCTTTTACAGCGCTTGGAGATAGCACGGACCGTTTACCTTTCTTTTTACAAGCCATTGTATTTATCATGTCTGCATCTATAAATTTAATATTTGCCAATGCATAATCGAGTATCTTATTATCTATAAACCATCTGAAAAAATTAAGCTGACCAACGGTTGTAATAATTTCCGTTTCTGAAATGCTTTCTTCTACATATTCTCTCCATTTAAATGTGGTTGTATTTATTATAAGACGTTTCTGTCTACAAAATGGATCAAAAAATTTTTTTGAATAAGCTTTTAACTGGTTTTTGTAATCAAGGTATATATTAAAATACACAATTTCACCGGAATTACTGAGAGGATAAATTATATTATACTTCTTAGAATAATTTGTTACTAACCAATCAAGAAGTCTTAGACTTAACGGAGTATTCTGATAAATTATATCTTTAAAAAGACTTATTTTAGATCTATAATAATTTAGCAAAAAATTTACAAGAGTTTCTTCTTTTGAAGTAAAAGACATAATACTGATGTATAATAGTTACCTTTAAATTTATTTAAAGAGACCGCAGATATGTTATTATAATGCAAACCGAAATCACAGACGAAAAGTTTAAAAAACAGATTGTATTTTTATTAAATAACAGTTGGACAGGAAAAGGAGACATGTATTTTCCTCTTCAAAATTCTGTAAATATTGAAAAAAGATATATTTTTAAACTCAGAAATTTTAAATACATTTTCTATAAAAAGAACACGGTTGACACAAAGAGAGCTATTTTATTTATGTTTTTGGATAAATATGGAAATAATACATCTGTAGTAATTCTTAAAGATTTAACAATTTATAAAGTTGATATCAATTGTTCAGATGAATATTATAAAGGAACTATTTTTGATACTTCTTATAAACCAGGAGAAATCTGTCTTTATGATACATTTTCTTGCTGCGGGAGCAAGATTAATAGAATTACTTATTTAGATCGCATAGCAGAAGCACAAACTTTCAAACATAATATACAATCTAGCAGTATACCGATTAATATTGCTAGTTATTCAGAATCAATTAAGTGTTATGAAGAAGACTTTAAAGACACCGATGAAATTTTTATGATTCCCAATGATTTGCCTATTATAACAGGTGTGAATTACTCATGTTTTAAATGGAAACCTTCTAACTTGATAACCTTCAGTCTATTAGTAAAAGAAAATAACGAAGACCTCGAATTATACAGCACTATATTTAAAAACGAAACCCTGTTTGCAAAAATTCATTATTCAGATCCAGAAGGACAAAAATACATAAATTCAATCAAATCACTGGAAGATTACAAAGACAATTGTATCGTAGACATTAATATCAGTGATGTAATTGAAATAATCGGAGTCAATGACTTTAAAACAATTCCAAGTACAGTTAGATCTATAGAAAAAATACTTGCTATTAAGCATGAAGATCTTAAGCTAAGAGATCTAGATTTCAATTAGAATAGTGTAAACCTTTAAAATAAACTTTTTTAGACTCTTGAAGAGTCGTACTTTTTGGTTCTTGATCACCAAAAGGGATTAAATTAAAATAATAAAATAATTCTAATTGCTTTATTATTTTAATTACAGCTTGTTATTAATCACTTATTTACCACATACCGAAGCGGGTCTTGCGGACCTTGCGGACCTTGCGGACCTTGCGGGCCTTGCGGAGGCGGTAGGCCTTACGGGCTGCAATGGCAGTCTTGGTCTGGAGGAGCTTACGCTTGCGAAGACGTAGCTTCTTGACGGCGCGGCGGACGCGACGCTTCTTTGGCGAGAGAACGTGGCCACGACGCTTGAGAATCTTCGCATCGATGTAGTGGCGACCAGATTTGGTGCGGTAGTAAAGACCACCGTTGGCACCGCGGTGGAGCTTGCGCTTGCGGCCGCGGACAGTTACGAACGCGCGCGACTTTGGTAGCGACTTAACGTAGTGAGCACGCTTGGGCTTGCGACCAGGCGACTTCTTCGCCGCCTTGCGGGCGCGGCGCTTCTTACCGAAGAAAACTTCTAAAATACCCATATTAATTTTAATATATAGTTTAGAAAAAAAAATTAAATTAAATTAAAAATTAAAATAAAATTTTAATAAATTTGGAAATAACATTTTCTTTGAAATTGTGCAAATTCAGAAAAGCCATTAGTGTGTTTTTATCTACATTAATTTTTTCAAATTTATTAGGGACCTGGTAATCAAATTCTTTGAAAATTTTTCTAGAAACAATGTAATTAAAATTTGGCGTCTCTTTGTTCAAAACTTTAAGAATTTCTTCAATTGTGCCGTATTTTTTAATTAAATTAAATGCCGTGATAGGACCTATCTGTGATATGGGTTCGGTATAGTCACAACCAGAAAGAATGCAAAAATCTACAAATGAACTGTGTGTCATTTCAAAGCGCTGCAAGATTACATTTGTATTTATTTCTGTTATTTTCTTATTAATAGATGTTTTTAGAATTATAGGACAACCAAATGTACTAGCATCTGTATCATCTGTTACAGTATAATCTACAAGACCGTTTTTCTGTAAGAACGCGCAGTATTTTTCAGCATCCTCAGGAGCCGTACAATAAGGAATTCCAGATTTTTCAAGAAGTTCTTTGCTTTCTTCAATATGCGATTTTTTAATTACAATTATTTGAGAAAGTAGTTTTTCTATCTCTTCATTAATAGCTTTATTTTCTTCTTCTGTTTCTGGTTCTTTTGCACGAAGTTCTTCTAGCCTAACATACATTTTTTCTTTTGTAGCTTGACGTTTAACAAGAGTTACTCTTTTTGCATCAGGGGGAGTTCCGTCAAATACAAAAACAGGTAGTATACCATTCATAAGATAAAACTTAATTCTATTTGCAATTCCTATAAGATGAGAATTTTCGACCCTCGATGCATATTTAAATTTATAAAGAAGAATACTGCAATCTATCGCAACTTTTGAGTTTCTATACTTCGAGATGTCACAAGTTTGAATGGCATCGGGTGCCCACTTTTTAATAACGATATTTAGTCCGCGAATACCCATTTTATTAATATAGTATATTCTATTCTTTTAAGTAATATCTTTTTTTGTAAAATATCAACGTATCTCTATTCCCTAAATGCATACTCTAGTAGAACATTTTCTTCTGGTTCGTCGGTTGTTAAGTCGAGAGTCCTTTTTTGTTTTGGAAATTTTGGATGTAATTTAATGTCGTTATTTCTGTAGTATTCTACTTCTTGCCAAAATTTTTGCAATACAGGTATATTTTTATTCAACCACTTATGATTAATGTAAGTTCTTACAATACTCATAGTTTTTGGAGGAAGATATTCAATAAAATCAGAAACTTCAAGTCCGCAAATGAACATATTCAACTGAACTTGGGGATAATAATACGCTGGAATCTTTCCTGGGATAATCTTTCTCTTGTAAGGACACTTAACTTCCAATAGAATAGGCTTTGCATTAGGATCTGTTACACTAATAGAAATACCGTCTGGCGAACCAGCAAGCCATGGATATTCATCGGATTTATGGACATCCTCATGAGCAATAAGACCAAATTCGTAACTCTTTTGACCTGTTAGTTCACAATATTTATCTATAGCTTCATCTTCATATTTTTGACCATGTCTTGTCGCTATATTTCCAACAAAAGGCTTTGGATCAAAACCGCATTTCTTAAAAAGAACTTCGTGTGGTTTTTGGTACGGATTCAAGCCTAGAACTGTTCCTGCGTCACTTGATGTCAATTTGTTTTCTCTTTGCTTGAACCACGCATCAGAACGTTGTTCATGCATGGGAATTGATTTCAATTCATTGATTTTGTCCATAAAATATACTCGTAAAGATGTATATATTTTATGTTTAAATAATTTAATTTAAAAAAATACAATCATAATTTAATAAAAATGTACCGTATTATCCCTCTTAGAATTTTACGAAGAACAAGGGGTGTAAAATTCGACGAAATGGTTCCATCTGATATTCCTAGAATTAGTGGTATTGATCGAGTTATTCACGGTCCAAATTCTATTTCTCCGGGTCCCATTGAAGATTGTACACCACCAGTTAAAAGACCCTGGTATATGCATCCGGGACAAGATGATAATCTTCTTGTTCTTCAAGGAACTAGATACATTGATATCTTTGATCCAAAAACTCTAACAAAAGCTTCTTTTATTGTTACACCGGACAAGGTTTATAAAAATGACAAGCTGTAT